TTTGATTATTATAACCAAGAACATAGATGTCAATTGTTGCAAAGTTATTGTTGTTTATTATAAGATTTGCTGGTAAATCATTAACAGCATTTGATAAATCAGGAATAAAACCACTACTTTGTGCACTTCCAATAGTTTGTTTTAAAGATTCTAATGTTCCTAAATCATCTGGTGAGTCAAGTGCGCCTTCCAAAAGTAATTGGTATGTCAATACACTATCTGTTAATGATTGTATAGCAGCTATTTGTGAATCATATTCATCTTCCGTTGCAGATTCTTCACTTCTTGTAACATACACTTTAGCTATTGCTCCATATTTAGATGTCATATTTAAAACACGAGCTTCATAATCTTCCTTTGTCACACATCTATTTTGTGTTGCAAAAAATGCTTTAGTTTTTTCTTGTATTTCAACAGTGTCTTCACTATCCTTTCCACCACGAGCAGTTTGTCTATTAATAACATCAACCAATGTAGCACTTGTATCACCACCACTTGGAGTAACTGATGGTAAGGTTGTGATTTGTCCAGCTGGAACATTTGAATCCACACCACCACCAACGCGATATGTAATAGTTAAAGTTGTATTGTTTGGTGTTTCACCAAGTGTTGAATACTCATTGTTTTGTAATTGGTCGATAGATTCATTCAAGTCACCATATTGTCCTGGAATAACAACCCCAAGCTGTTCCATATCTATATAATTTTCATCAACCATCTCTCCATTTTTTAAAACACCATTACCAAAAATCAATGATGTGGTATTATCTAAATTTGTCTCACGAGTAAATCTTTTTGTTGAGGTTATATATGATAAAGAATATGGGACAGGTGATGTTTCTTCTTCACCAGTTGTTTGATTAAAATAAGCACTTGTTCTATCATCCTCAGTCCAATGTTTTGAAATAGGAATTTTGTCTTGTGCTAAGAAATCAACTTCATACCATTCTGAACCATTTGAATCTATACAAGAAACTATATCAATTACATTAGTATCTGATATTGTTATTTTTTTAAATTTTTCTGGAGCTCCGATTTTAAAAGTGGCTGTTTTTTGTGTAGCACTTATCGCTTTTACAGCCCTTTCTAATCTATATTTATCAACTAAACCAGTAGCAGTATCAGTAGAAGCCACCACATTAGTATCAATATTACCTGAACCTGTTATTGTAAAATCGACTGGTTCAAGAGTTGTGAATTTCATATTAGGGTCAGTTGATGATGCTACTTCAATACCAGCATCAAAAACACCAGCATTTGCATAGTTTACTTTTGAAGCGTCACCATCTGTTCTATGTGAATTAACATCTGATGTGAAAGTTAGATTTACATGTGATGGTATGATTGGTTTTACTTTATAACCAAACATTTTAGCCATATTGATTATATTTCTTCTCTCTTCTGCTAATGGTAATAACATCTCACGATATTGTTGGTCGATATAAAATGATAACACATCACCAACGTATGCATTCATTTCTAATAACATCATACCGGGTGATGTTTCATTAAAGTCCCTATATGTATCTGGAAAATATGATTTAGCGTAATTAATTAAAGATTCTTTTATTGATAAAAAATCTTTATTTAAATAATTTACATTTGATTCTTTAAAATTGTCTTTACCATATGTTGGCATATTTTATCTCCAATTAATATCCACCACTTCCACCGGCAGTATCACTAACATCAGTTGATGTGTCACTTGTAAAGTTTAAAGTTACCGAGTCTAAAGTGTTTGGGTCTTGTTTAATATTAAATAATATTTTTACTTTAATTTGATTAACTCCAACAGCAGAACTATCTTTATTTGTTTCAACTTTAATGTCTCTTGTTTCAACAAATGGTAACCAAAATTCAAACTTATCTAAAATTGCATCTTGAATAGTGATTAGATTTTCCTCTGTTATTTGTTCAAATAATAATCGTCTTAAATTCATACCTAAATTTGGTTGAAAAAATCTTTCACCTTCATTTGTTTGTAATAAATTTCTTATATTATTTTTTACAGCTTCAATGGTTGTTGAAGTGCTTGCAAAAAATCCGTCAGTTTCGATACCTCTTCTAATTGGTAAATCAATACCAACTTTAACTTTAGTATCGTTATCTTGAATGTAAGGTTTTCTTGATGTATCTCTAACAGCCATTATAATATTCTTTCTATATCTTCAGGTAATAATTTTACTGTCGTATGTGTTCGTTGTCCTTCAGCATCACTAACATCAAATACTTCTTGTGAATCTGGATCTTCTCCTATGAACACATACCCACTTGATTCTAACCCACCATCGTCTTTTGATAAATCTAATCCTGGTAATTTTGCACCAGCTTCTAACAATGGTGTCACTGCTTGTTTAATAGCATCTTCAAGTTGTCCAACTAATTCATCAACAACCTGTCCAACTCCAGGTATTAAATTTCCAACCTGCTTTAAGGTTTTTAAAATCGGAGCTTTGTCACCAAGTAAAGTTTCTAATTGAATGTTAACTCCCTGGTCAGGAGTTTTCATACTCTCAACAATTACAGGAGCTTTTAATTCTGTTATTGTGAACTCAGCTGATTCCATAAAATTTTTAATAGCTTTAGCGATATACTCAGCCTCAACATCAGTAGGAGAGCCTACATCTACGATCATATCCTCTTCTGCAATACCCATAGCTTTACCAACTTCAAGTTTAGCTTTTACTAAATCATATTTTAAACCCGATTGTTTTCCTGGTATTTTTTTTGCCATTATTACCTTCCATTTTTTATTTTAGATTTTTCTTCACTTTTTTTCAATACTTCACTATAATCTTTATTCAAAAATTGAGCCATTGGGTCACTTGAAGGAACTTGTTGTGTTCCATTCATCATATCACCATAGTTTTTTCCAATAACTTCATTCATTCTATCTGAGGTATATTGTCCATCACCCATTGTTTTCCATTCATCACTCGCAGCTGTTTCATTCAATACATCATTTAATACTGAATTAGATGTAAATGATTTTTTCTCAATGATTTTTTTTGGTTGTGGTTTAGATTGAATTGGTTGTTTTAATTCAGTAATGACTTCTTTAATAGCCATCGCAACCTCTTCTCTAACGATTTGTCTAATTATAGTTTTTATATTTGGTTTTTTCTTTTTCATAATTACCTCTTTATCCATTTGGTTCTATAAAATGTTTTGTACTCATTAAATTATCTAACTTATCAATTACCTCTTTCATTTTAATTCCAACCTCTATTGGAGGAGCTCCTCTTTCTTCTTGATAAGCTATTGGTATAGGAAAAAATTGATTTCCAGTGGTTAACTTCGACATAATTTCAGTAAATTCTTTTAAGAAAATATAAAGTTCTTGTCCCAATATCATCGGTTGCATTCTTTGTGAAGCGTCATCAGCTTGTAATCCTTGAAAGTATCTATCTACTCTATCATCATTTTGTTCAAATAATGGATTACCTAAAAATACTCTTCTTGATTCTATTATAAAATCTTCGTTTGTAGAGATAGTTAAATGTCTTCCAGTTCCTATATGTATATCTTGAATTGATGATAAATAAATATCATCAAATTTTGAATTTAAAATTATTCTATCTGAGTGAAGTAACATTTGGTTACCAGAATAATTATCAATATGTCCAGCATCATTATTTAAAATTCCAACAATTTTTACCATAGGTCTTTGTTTTTTATCTGCTGGAATTGTATCTGAAGCTAATTGGAATATTGGAAATATTTCTTGCTCTGTTACATTTTTTACTTGAGCTGGTTGAGCCCCAAAGTGTAATGATAAAGGACCTCTTCGTGTTATACTTATTAAAGAACCATCGGTAAGACTTTCAGCAGATAGTGACGCGTCTCTTCCGTTTGAAACAAACACATATGGGTTATCATTTCTACTACCTATTCTTATACTGTTTCCATGTCTACCCTCTATTAAAGTATCACCTGTTGTTTCATATAAAGCAGTTGATGCATCAAAGCCAGGATGATTTGGAGAGGTTTTCCATCTTTTATGTAATCTTTTCCATTTTTGAGATTTATTAAAGTTTGGATTTTGTCCTGTCATCTCAGCTGTCGTTTTAGAAGTTTCATCTTTACCACCAAGAGAAAGTTCTTCATTATAGTTTGGGTCTTCATTCCAAGTTGGATTGTTATCCATTGTGTTTAAAGGGCCTAAATAATAATTAACTCTACCAATGGTGCATAATAAT